CCGTACTGCTCAATCATTTTGCTGAAGAGATCTTTGTCAGTACCTTCAACCGTGCGTGAGTCTATCTGTTCGTTTTTCCAAAATGCTTTTGCGCTGTGGAATGAATCATAGAATGGCCCTTGGTTCCTGCGTGGGTTAGAGAAGGTAAACCAAAAACGATTTGGAGTTGGTTCAGAAAAGAATCCTTCTGATACAGAATAAATAGGAGCTGGAATACCCGATGCTTCATCCATAATCAAACATACTCCGTATGATGAGTGGATACCTGCAAACGCATCTGGGTTTTCCTCACTCCATAATTGTGCTTGGGCGTAGTAGTAACCAGTATCTATCTTTAGATCTCTTTCCAATGCTTGATCAAACCAAGCAGCTGGTTTTATGGTTGTTGCAGTTTTTGACCACCAATGAGAATTTAAAGATAATGTAAGCCACTTACCAAGCTCCGCCCATGTTCTACTTCTTAACTGTTGTTCTGTGTTAGCAGTAACAATTACTGTTGATCCTAATCTGGTTGATAACATCCACAAAATAATCCAAGCAACCAAAGCTGATTTACCGATACCACGACCTGATGCTACTGCCATTCTAAACATCTCTGGTAAATCCTTAACACCATTACGTTGAATGTGTATTGTCATTTCTCGCAAAATTTTTTCTTGCCACTTCCTTGGCCCTTTAAATTCTTCAAGGGGGGTATCCTTCATTCCCCAAGGAAAGACAAATTTGACGAAATTTAATGGGTTATCTTTAATTACTGGTGACCATAATTCGGTCATCAATAGCTTTTCTTCTTCTGCTTTATACTTCATAAAAATTACCTAAAAAAATTTTCGCATAGTGTATATATATAACGCACCACCCCCACGTACGCAAAGGGGGGGTAAATTTCTTTTCTATGCATATTATATAAACGCAACGCAACAACGCACAAACGGGGCTACGCGTGAACGCGTGCAAGCATTAGTCTTTAACATCTTTTAATGATAGCGTTTCTTTTTCTTGATGATTAATAACTTTCATTCTTGACTGTGCGTGCGTGAGTGCTTCTTTAATATTTAATGTATGTTCTACTGTTTGCTTGTCCGCCCAGGTGTCACGATCAGCCGATTTTAAATAAAACTGTATTGCGTTAAATTCCCCGTCTTGTATTTTTTCCATTAACTTTGATGTTGCTAGTTGAAGCCCTTTTGCTTTTCCTCTGTCCAATGCTTCCGCTAATTCCGAATTTTTTTTAATTCTATGCTTGTTAAATGTATCCCAACCCACATTCAATGACTTGCAAATGTCCATGATTCCCATGTTAAGCGAGGCGAGATATTCAACCCTTTCATAATCTATAACTATAGGTTTTCTCCCTCTTTTTTTTGGTGTTTTTGTTGTCATATTCCGATTAATTATAGCTTAAAAGGGTATTAATTAAGCCTTATTTGATAATTAATTACATTATTTTATATAAATGTGTTGCAGTCTGTACATATTTATGTATCATATAAGAGTGATATATATTAATAACCAATTAAAAGAGGTAACAAATTATGAATACATATAAAGAATTAAAAGAACTTTCAAAGACAAGAAAAAGAAAACTTGCAAACAATACATATTTAATTGTCAGAGATGATGGCGGATTTGGTGTAAGGCTACATAACACAGAAGTGGTTATTCATTACAAAGACAAAATTGTTCTTAATACTGATGGATTTTATACCAACACAACCAAATCAAGAATAAACGAGTTTTCGCCATTTAGTATTTATCAAAAAAATTATCAATGGTTTATAAATGATGGAATACCTTTTAAAGACAATATTGTTTTACCATTGAATACTTATTAACCCCCAACCACGATTTAAAAGCCTCGGTTATCCGGGGCTGTCGTGGTAGTGATATATATAAATTTTAAAGAGGTAACCAACATGAAAAAACTAAAATATTACAGACATGGCGGAATCAAGAAAGGTTCACAAGGCCAAATTACATTATATGGAACAGTAGAAGCCATAACAAATGAACCGGTTAAGGAAACATTTTTCGGCTATTCAACAAGTGAAGCCATGAAAAAATTTGAGATAACCCTAAAAAACAAAGCTATAGAACTAGAACAATTTATAAGCCAATAGAGGGACACAATGAAAATTTCAAAAGTAGGTAAATTAAACTCTAGATCGTGGAGCCTTGAAGCGTTAGAGACTTGCCCGGCTTCTAAAGATTCAAGCGGTGAACTTGTCCCGGCTTGTAAGGGCTGTTATGCAGTAGGCGGAAACTATCGTTTTAAAAATGTTAAAGAGGCTAGAAACCATAATAAAAGAGACTGGAAAAGGGCGGAATGGGTAGCCGATATGATAGAGGAACTTGACAGCGACAGATATTTTAGATGGTTCGACAGTGGCGATATGTACAGCCTAAGACTAGCCGAAAAGATATATGAAATCTGTAAGGCTACACCATGGACAAGGCATTGGATACCTACAAGAATGCACAAGTTTAAAAAGTTTAGAGATGTTATTGCTAGACTTAATAAGCTTGATAATGTTGTTGTAAGGCTTTCTAGTGATGGCATTAACGGGGAAATAATACAAGATGCTCAATACTCATCAACCATTATTCCATTTATAGACAGTCAAACAACTGCAACCGTATGCAATGCACCGCTTCAAGATGGTAAATGTAAAAAGTGCCGGGCTTGTTGGGATAAGTCTATCAAAGTTATAGCATATGCCGGACACGGTGCAAAGATGAAAAAACAACAAAGAGAACTAATTCAAATCATGGAGGTAGCATAGATGAATTTTAAACAACTACTAATCAAACTAACCGAAAAGCCACGTAATAAAAAAGCGTGGCACGGTTCATATCTTATTAACCATTTCTTAAAAAACTAGGGGGAATTATGAAAACTTACAGCGTAGAGTTAGCAATTGAACACATACACGACATAGTTGTAACAGCCGAAAACTATGAAGAAGCAAGAAACAAAGTGTTACAAGATTGGAAAGATGGCTATATATCGCCACTTGATAATACTTTGTGGGATCAGAAAGCGAGGGTTATAAGTTTTACAACAATAAAAAATGTTAATCAATCTAACTTCATAGATGATGAAGAGAAGATGATTGACTTTAACACTTTAACCAAAGAGCAATTTTTAAAATCTTATTCATACATCACAGAGCAAGAGTATGGCAACACACTTAAACAATTAGAGGTGACACAATGAGCAACGGATTTATATTAGTTTGGACAGAAAAGGAAAAAGATTGGAATGCAGGTGGTGAGAAACTTACAGACCATTATTCATATTATGCAACCAAAGAGAATGTAAATACAGCATATAAAAGATTGCTTGATATAGAAGATGTTTATTCAGCATCAATATGCAATATTGTTGAATCTACAGATTACACAGGAGCAAGACAATGAGTAAACCAAAAGAATATATTTTTAGTAACACTTTTACAGTAACAGAGGAAACGGAGGTTTTAGCCAATAGTTATGAAGAGGCTGTTGAGATATTTTTAAGCGGTGGCGGTACTACTGATGAAGTAGATCAAAGCGGTGGCAATTGGGAATGTATACAAGAACCAACAGAAGAGGAGGAGGGGGAATAATGTATTTACAAGTAATAGAATGTCTTAAATGCCATAACCATTATGGCGAGAAAAATAAATTTATACCCATATGTCCTTTTTGTGGGAATGATGATACAGAACAAACAATTTATTTAGATGAAACAAGCAATATTAGAAAAGCATTTATACAAGGAGAGGTGCAGAAATGAGTAAAGAAAAAAAAGCACACTATGAATTGCAAGAAGATCTTTTTAATGCAATGTTAAAAGCAAATGATAAGGGCTTAGGAATGATACATATATTTCATGTAGCTTTATATTTTATTCTAAGTGAAATATATAAATCATCACCAAACAAAAAAGAAGCAAATCACTTAATTAAATCAACTTTAAAGGAGGCTACTAATGGCTAACATATATCCAAGCGACTCATGGGGAACATTTAACGCTGAAAGCGAAT